GCAGTTGATCCACTCCTCCGTGCTCGACGCCGTGAGGACCGGTAGCTTCACGCGGCACCTGCCTCTCGGATGTCGACGCCAAGCTCGGTGAACACGGCTCGCCACACCCGGTCTATCCCGTAGACGAACATTGCAGCGCCGATGTCTAGGTTGAGTCCAAGCCTATCGGCGTGCCCATGCGGAAGCATGAGGCGGCGGGCGATATCCTTCGCCCTGGTGTCGAGGTCGTCGCTCATTGCGCACCCTTGAGCGCCGTCTGCTTGGCGAGGTAGGCAACCTTGAGCGTGGCCTTGTCCGTGTCAGACAGTAGGCTAGCGGAGACAACAGAGGTCTTGAGTTCGTCGAGGGTGGTCGCCGCGTTGAGGCGGTCGAGCAGTTCCTGCAGGGTCGGACCCTTGGGCTTCTCTGCCTCGGCGATGGCCGTCTTTAGGTCAGACACGTACTTGTTGTCGTCATACAGACCGAGGTGAACGTCAGACGCGAATCCTAGCAGGCTCAGAGCCTTGGACATTGCGTCGGTGAGAGACTTCTTGGGTGCCTCTTCGTCCGTGAACACGCCGTGCTTGTTCTTGCCCACGAAGACGGTCTGTCCGTAGTGGCGGACTTCGCCACGAACGCCGTTGAACTCGTACCAGAGCATGATGCGGAGGACGTGGATGATCTCCGTGCCGACGAGTCCGTGCTTATCGTCGACGATGGGCGCGCCTTCTGCGTACTGCTCATCCTCGACGAGCACGCCCCAGCCGGTGCCGATAGGGCCGAACGTCTCGGTGGCACGCTTGGCGAGGTAGGTCGCGTTGATGGCGGTGCCGCTGAACCCGCCGCCGCGCGTGAACTTCTTGGTATACCGTGGGTCGGTAGCCTGTACCGAATCCCACAGCTTGAGGTTGTCGCAGGGCTCCGACTGGGTGGTCGTCGACTCTGCATCGGAGGGGGACGCTGCTGCTTTACGTGGCATTGTGTTCCTTGGAGCGCCACTTGGCGCTGTTCTTTCTGGTGCGTTCAATCTGCTCGGACTCAATAAGCCAAGCCAAGTCTTGCTTAAGCACAGCTGCCCGCGTCTTGGGCAGGTGAAGGTAAGACAGTATCTGATTAAGGTTCATACCGTCACGACCGGACGAATGAATCACGGTGAAGACGATAGAGGCACGGCGTGCCTTCGCCACTTCGCCCATGCCTGGGGTCACCCACTCCGGGTGACACGTACTACCAAGGTGCATGGCGTTCAAGCGAATCTCAAGATCTTGTATGCGTTTTGTGAGTGTAGCCTCGATGCGGTTGCACTTGGCTTCAAGGGCACGGACGTCTGACATGGTCGCGTTCGTGCGTGGGATAAGTGTCTGGCTCACTTGAACCCATCTTGCATGGCAAGGTCGATGATACGGATCTCTTCAGTGATACGTTGCATGGTGCGGTACTTGTCCTCGCCATTGTACATGCCGTACTCGTCGGCATATGCGTAAGCAGAGCCAGCATCGGCCAGTAGTTGCTGGCGCAATCGGTAGGCAGATTGACCGTTGTACGGCGCATCGATGTTGTACCGCGCGAGTATCTCGATGACCTTTGCGCCGCGCCAGAATGCAGTCACCGTCTCACGGTGCTGCGCGATGTCTTCCGGGGTCCACGGATCCTTGTAGGACACCATGCGATTCGCCTCGTACATGGCGATGCGGTGCGCGAGATCATCCATGTAGGATGGTCCCTCGTTGCGCGTCGTGGCTGCGTCAATTGCGAGTGCAGAATGGTAGCTCATGTGTCATCTCCAGTAGAAAACGATGCGACGATGAATGCCCACACCCAGGGGTTGAGCACGAGGCAGATGCCTATCAGTCCAAGAATTTGGAAGCTGCCCTTGAGGCTGCCGAACATAAGGCACAACAGTGCCCCTTGTATGAGTAGGATCATGTTGCCTCAGATAATGAAGAAGCTAAGTTCCTCGGCACCGAACACCTGATCGTGTTCGCATTCATCGCAGCGGTAGTGCTGTGCGTCGGGCTCGATGCCGTCATGCGCTGCGCCACAGTTGACGCAGAAGCCTGGGTAGTCGACGCCACGGTGCGAGCGCACCACGGCAGCCATGATCTTCTTCCTGGTGAGAGAAGGATGCATCTTCATGTGTTCCCCCTTTGTTCAGTCGTGGCAGGCGCAGTCGCAGTCGCACTCGATTTCGTGAAGCCTTTCGGCTTCTTCGAACTCGATCAGCAGGTCGATAGCCTCCTCGCATGCGGCGACGTACGCGTCGAACGCGTCGACAGAGGGGGCATCGACGCTTGTCTTGTAGCATGACCACGCCTCGCGCCAACCGGCCGCGATGCCGTATTGAGAGTCGTCGCGCCGGGATTTCCTGGCCCATTTGCAGGTCTCGATATCGTCGAGTACCTCAGATGCCAGCGGCACATAGCCGGCAGGGAACACTGCGATCGCAGCGGCGACAGCCGCGTCCAGGTCTTCCTGAACATCGTCGGGGTCGCGATGTTCCTCGCAGTGCCGCTCGCAATGGCGAGTGCACCAGTAGTCTGGCGGGTTGAGGTCCGGTTCGAATGGTAGAATCCAGCTCATAGTATTACTTCTCCAGGTCAAACCATTTCTCGATGAGTTCCTCTGTCGAGTCGCCGTCCCAAACGGCGTCTTCCATCTCACGCGCGTAATTGGCGAGCGAGCTAAGGTCTTCGGATGAATCGAACTCCAACGAGTCGAGTTCGATGCGACCATGCCGATTCTTGCCTTGGATGTACATCGAGCACTCGTTGCGTAGCTCGATGCTCGATCGGCTGAATCGTGGATTGAACATGTAAAGCAACTCGGTAAGCTGCTCCTCAACTCGCGACCGGGTAAGCGTATGCTTGTCAACGAACTCGGCGAGGCATTCTTTAATCTCCTCGGCTGTCGACTCGTCGGAGTCTGGGTTGATCTCTTGAATCCAGTCTTTCAGAATATCGACCAGACGTTGTGACATGTTATGCTTCATTGAATTACCTCCAAGCGACGCACGTCGCACATGGTTGACAGCTTACGGACCACGAACCCGGTGGTATCGTGGCGCATCTTCCCGAGTGGCTTAAGCAGTACAAGAGACCCCGGCGGGTCGTATGGGCGCTGGTCGTCCTTGGTGCCATCTACGATGGGCACGCCGTGCCACGAGGATGACCGTAGGAGGGCCTCATGGATGGCAGGGTCGACGACTACTGCGACGCCCGGTCGACCCGCTTTAAGGGCCTCTCTGGCGAGCGCAATGGGCGACAGAGCGGAACGCTCGTTCCAGCTGTACGTCAAGTGGTACGGCTGCGAACGCCAACGCTGCAGTGACTTGGTGTAGTCGTAGCAGTGGCGAAGCACTTGCGTGGTGAGGTAAGACTCCCACGCGATATCGGATGTCAGGTTCGGGCGGATCCACGCCTCGACACCCTTGCGGGTCTGTCGTGCGATGAACTCGGCACACTCGTCGTTGAATTGACGAGAGAAGCTGACAGGGTCGGCCAGGAACTGCAGCGTCTTACGGTGACGCGCAGACTGGACCGAATTCATTTGCCCACGGCCGCAGGTGTCGAGGCAACCGCGACGGCAGCCCGGCGTCATGTCAGGGCAGATGATATGCCCGGCGACACGACCGGGCGACAGGTGAAGACCGGCGACACGAATGTCGTAGGTCTTCATGGATTTTTCAAGCTTCGCCTGACGGCCCAGGTTCAGAAGCATAGTATGTACCTCAAATGTTTGGACATTTTGGCCGTCTCACACGCGTAATTGGCGAGCGAGTTCCGTGGTCGCGACGTGCTCCCAGAACGGGAGCAAGCCTACTGGCTGCTCGTTGGCTGCCTTCGCGCACCACGTCATCATGCGCTCCGGGCTATTTAGCAGCGAGTCGCACGCTGCCTGGATGGTCGGGCCACTGCCCGCTGAAAGGCCAGTACGGCCTTCTATGAGATACCAAGTTGCAGCGTACTTGTACACGTACCAATTGAAGATATTCTCAGGCAGACCGTCGATGATTTGCCATCCGTGGCGAAGCTTGGCGCTAGTGCCAGCGTGACACCACGTTGCCGAGTAGAAGCTTGTTCGCTTGCGTTTCAGGAGCATGGCTGCTCCAATTCTTCGAGCTTGTTCTCGAAGTAGGCAGCCATAGCCTCGATAAGCTCCACTTCCGGAGCGTACACGCTATCGCGGGCGAGACCGCGAAGGACCGCTACGATGGTTGCGAGCCTCTCAGGCTTATCATCGGCCATGCCGATGAGCGTTGTTATGAACGATTCGATTGCACTCATATATGATATCCTCCAATAGCGCCACTTGGCGCAGGGCCCTGCGCAGGAATCGAACCTGCGTAAAACCATTCAGGGCCAGGGCTACAGCCAGAAGGCGAGCCCTATGAGCGCGCCGAGAAGCGCGCTACCGAGAATGCCCATGGCATACTCACGCGCGGGGCGGCCGTTGATTGATGGGATGGTAATCATGTTACTTTGTCTCCTGAATTGCTTCCACGCGGAAGCGGGGCCCAGAAAGCTTCCGGGTAGGCTTGGCCGTGGCCGTTGGCTTGGTGGCAGGCTTGGCCGTGGCGATGGCCGTTTCGCCGGTTGCCCGGTGAATGATGGCCATCTTACGGACCGGTCGAACCGGTTCTGGCTTGGCGTCAGCGTATATGCTGCGCGCTTGAATGGTCAGTAGGCTCATTATCTTTCTCCTTAAGCGCCACTATGGCGCAGAGCACGCGCAAGCTTGCGAAGCTTGTTCGACTCCGTGCGAGTCGACGCGTGCTAGGTGCGCGTCGGGTTGTCGGTCCGTCGCGCGTTAGCGTTTGTTTTCGTCCCTCGGCTTGCCCTTGCCTATGCCTTCCGCGCATGCGCGGACAGGTCATACGCGCCCGGAGGCGCGTAGCACGGACCGCGCACTAGGCACGGACCGCTAGAGACTAATTGTCAATGAACATCGACTCGACGGACCAGCGCGCTTTCGCGGGCGTTCCGTTCGTCTTCTGATAGTGCCGTTCGCGGGAATCGAACCCGCGCTGGAACCGTTACGGCTATGGTCGTTCAGCCCAGGTCAATCAACCAGGAGGCTTGGCAGTGCACGGGCGAGACTTCCGCTTCACGTTCCAGGAGACCACGGACGGCGGCGAGGCGCACCGCATCGCCTTTGATTGCGTCTCGCAGCGCCTTACAGGCGCGGGCGAAACACCTCTCTTCGACGATGCACCGTGCTTCACATTCGAGGTAAGCGGCGCGTACCTTGGCGTACTCTCGGACGTTCTCCTCGCCGCCGTTGGCCTTCAGAAGCCACTTTGCGACGCATGCCGCGTCATCGGCCTTCAACACGGCGCGACGCGCTCGGATGACCGCCAGTCCCGCGAGCATCGCCTCGTCAACGAGCGCGACAACCTCGCGCGAGGCGCGCGCGAAGGCCTTCGCTTCATTCTGATTTTGCATATTAATGACCATACGCAGACACTACCAGCATTCGCGCCCATGTCCACATTCATTATCGCTTCGCGTGTCGATTCTTTTTCTCAGTGTCCAGTCTTAACGATTCCGGGCACTTAACGCACGGCGGCGAAAAGAGTAGTTGACAACGGATGTTCCATACTCTCAACCTCCGAACCTTTGTCGTGAGGGATGGTTTGGCGTTGTGTGCTTAGAGTATGATGGAGTATTACGCTCAACATACACACTCACTACGGTTTGACAACGTTAGCACAACGCACCGTAATATCATATACACACGTTGCGCATACGTTTACCGCTAGATATGTCAACGATTACGGGCACTTAACAATCGTACTACGCATGCGCTTTTATCTTGACCCCCCTCTGCACTATGCTATCCTAGGGGGTAGGGGGTACCCCACTCATAAAATTTCCTGTGCGGGAGTTCCGGTAATACCGCAACGCATCCAGTGGCATGCTCGGTAGCGCAAGTGACTGACCCGGCGCTCGTCGTTGCTCGCTCTGGGTCTCGGTGAGCTTCCGCTACGCTACAGCTAACCGAACGTCACAGGGCTTCTGGACCCCTCAGTCCCCTATACGCTCAGACAGCGTATGGTTAGAAGTCAGATTCGACATCCCTCATGTCGATTTATCGCATCTTCACTTACATCTAGTGTTCTATTCGCTATGGGTAGACTTCTTTATGGGTGGGTGATACCTTCGCGGGATGCTTCAACTCCAGCGCGCTATCTTCCTGCGGGGCGTCTTTGACCCCATCGACCCATCTCGAATCACCACCACGCTCTATCGGCCCAAGCACGGTGACCTCCGCTACGAGAACGGCTTCGTCCGCTCCGGTGACCTGCTCGTTCCTCTCGACAACGTCGTCGAACTCAAGACCGTCCCCGTCCCCCAGATCGAAGACCCCAAGGAACCACCGCATGCTGTCGTCGCCGTCAAAGAAGAGCCAGAAGCTGCACCCGTCCGCCGTCGTGGACGACCGCCGCGTAACCCCGTCCAAAGCTGAATCCGCTCTTGTCGACTTCGAAGCACGCGTCAAAGCTGAGCTGGAGCAAAAGTCTCTTACTCACTTCGAGGGCCTTCTCACTAGCCCTCTCGGTTTTGCTCTCACTACTGCTTCTCCACTCCAACGAGCTATCGCTCGCATCGTTGATGGCCGTCCTCTCGATGAGCTTGGCCGAGATGATGTCGTCCTGCGCGCGTGCGGAGGAACACTCCCGCCTGCTGTCAAACCAGCTGAAGTCGCTATCGTCGCAGGTATCCGCACCGCCAAGTCCCTCAGCGCCGCTGCCATGGCCATCTACTGGTCCCAGCGCGCCGACCTCTCAAGACTTGGCCCTGGAGAAATACCTCGAATTTCAATCGTCTCGCTATCCAAAGACCTAGCAGACGTCATCTTCGGGCACATCGTCGGTCGCACCATGGCCTCGCCGCTGCTCTCCAAGATTATCCTGGAGAACCCAACGGCTGATACACTCATGGTCCGTCACCCCTCCGGTCGCCCCGTCGAGATCAAAGTCGTCGCTGCCTCCAAGGCCGGCTCGTCCCTCGTCGCACGCTGGTCCGCTGGCGTCATTATGGACGAAGTCGCTCGCTGGGGTGCGGACGATGCTGCTGTCTCCGTCAACGACCTGCGCGACGCCGTCCTCTTGCGCATCCTACCCGGCGCTCAACTCGTCTACATCTCCAGCCCCTGGGCCCCCATGGGCTTCCTCTACGACCTTGTCAAAGAGCGATGGGGCAAGCCCGACCGCGACTGCATGGTCATCAAGGCTCCCGCCTATGACATGGCCCCCATCATCTGGACTCCAGACAAGCTCGAAATCGCCAAGCGCGATATGCGCATCTACCGCACCGACATCGAAGCGGAGTTCGCTGACCCAGAAGAAGCTCTCTTCAGCACCAGCATGATTGAGCAGGCCACTCGCAAAGAGCCCATCGTCCTGTCTCCAAACCCAGCCCTGCAGTACACCGCTGCCATCGACCCCGCTACCCGTGGCAACAGCTTCACACTCGTCGTCGCCACCGGCTCCGGACGTAAGCAAAAGACTATTTGCTTAGCCAAGCAGTGGACCGGTAGCCCCACAAATCCCCTGCGACCAGCACTCGTGCTCGCAGAAATCGCACACATCCTCAAGGCCTACCGCGTCACCGTCCTCGACTCCGACCAGTACATGGGCGACGCCATGCGTGACCTCGCTTCCCAAGTCGGACTCGTGCTCGTCCCTCACGCCTGGACATCCACCGAGCGCACCAGGCGATACCTCACGCTCCGAACCATGTTCGAGATCGGTGAAGTCGAACTGCCTCCAGACGATACCGTCCGTCAAGACCTGCAACGCGTCATCCGACGCTACACCAACAACGGCATCACCATCGACCTCGCGAAAAGCAACGACGGTCGACACGCCGACTACGCTCCAGCCATCTGCATGGCCCTTACCCGATGGCACGAAGAGCGAACTGCCACCGAACAACACGAGTTTGAAGACGGCTATCGCTCGATGAATGAAGAAGAAAAAAAGATATGGGGGAAAATTGAAACGAAGATTCGTAATAAAAACAGGAATAATCGGTTCGGCTTCAAATAATCTTGACATGCGGACCATATCATTGACACTTGCGAACAATGCAGTCGGTTAAGGACACGACGGACGCGTGGTGGCTCATCTCCAGTCAGGGAGGTGACCCAGCTGATTCTATCGTCGGAACGATTAACTCGATCCGCAACGAGACGAACTACCGACGCGCCATGTGGAACCGCGCTGCTGAGGTTTACGGCACGGACCTGCGCATGTTCGGCATGCCTGTGCGCAACGTCTACGACCAGCGCGTATCGTTCAACGTGGCACGCAATGCCATCCATACGATGCAAGCCAAGCTGGCGCGCAACATGCCGATCCCGTCCAGCCAAACGGTGGGTGGCGACTGGATTCAGCGAGACCGCGCCAAGCATCTCGACCGATTCTTCGTCGGTGCGATGTACTCGACGCAGTACCAAAAGACTTATTCGCAGATCCTTCTTGACGTTCTTGTCTTTGGAACGGCATCGGTCAAGGTTTACGTTTCCCAAGGTAAACTTCAGATCGAACGCGTTCCCATTTTTGACCTGCTCGTGTCTGAGGCCGAGTCCCGTTACGGCTCTCCACGCTGCTACTACCACCGATGCTACATGGACCGCTCCGTGGTCCTCGATATGTTCGGTGGCTCTGACCATCCAGACCTGTATGGAACTCCTGAACAGCGCAAACGAGCCATCTACGAAGCTCCAAAGCCTGCGGATGACGACAGCACGTACCTGAACAGCGGTCGGTTCTCTGACCAGATCCTCGTTTACGAGGCCATTCACCTCGCATCCGGGCCAAAGGCCAAGGATGGTCGAAAGATCATCTCTACGGCCACTGGGACGCTGCTGGTGAGCGACTGGAACCGCCACGACAACGCGGCGATGGCGTTCCTCAAGCTCAACGCTCCGCTGTCTGGCTTCTTCGGCCCCTCGATGGCGCTCGAACTGGCCGCCGCGCAGGACGAGTACGACCGTCTCAGCGAGAAAATCCAGACCGCTCACCACTTCATGGGCGGCAGCCACATCGCCATTCAGGCTGGAACCCTTGGCAAGACGAAGATCGACAACGACGTCGGTACCTTCATCGAGTATTCCGGTGCAGCGCCGCAGGTTTTTAACCCGCAGCCCGTGCATCCGGACACGTACTCGTACAAGGACTCGATTGCTCAGAACATGCTCCGATACGAGGGCATCTCTGAGCTTTCTGCTCAGTCTTTGCTCCCTGCTGGTCTCCGTCAGGCCTCTGGACGAGCACTGACGGTCTACGACGACATGGAAGACGCTCGCTTCCGCGTTGCCCATGAGGCTGTCCGCCAATTCCACGTCGACATTGGCTGGCTCATCGTCGATGCGTGCATCGAAGCCACCGAGGCGGGTGAGGACGTCGAGGTTCTTGCGCCAAGCAAGAAGGCCCTCGACCGAATCAACTGGTCTGACGTGGCAATGGACCGGGATGACTTCATTCTCGTCTGCGAACCCGTCAGCGCGCTTTCTCAAACCAAGGCAGCTCGGTTTGCGGAAGTGATCGAGATGGTCGACCGCAAGCTTATCTCCTCGAAGGAGGAGGCTTTCCGTCTTCTGGAGATTCCAGACGTCGATGCCGAGCGAGATCTTGAGACGTCGGACCTCGATGTCGTCGACAAAGCTGTTGCCCTTATTCTTCGTGGCGATCGATACGTCACGCCAGACAAGTACCTTAATCTTCCGATGGCCTTTGACCGGGCTCGTCGTCATTACAACAAGGCTCGCGTAGAGGGTGTCCCGGAACGCCGTCTGTCGGTTCTTCGGCAGTACATTGGCGAGATCGAGGCACTTATCAAGCAGGCTGAAGATGAGCAGCGTGATCAGCAAATGGCTGCTCAGGCTATGGCTCAGTCAGCACAGGCTTCTGCGCAGCCGCCACAGGCACCGCTAGGTGCTGCTCCACCGGAGGGAACCCCTAATGTCTGATGATCTTTTTGCCAAGATGAAGGCAGCTGCCGAAACCGCGATCAAGGAGTCTACTCCTGCAGAGTCTAACGCCGTCGAAGAGACGGTCGAGGCTTCTGGCCAAGAGGCCGCGCCAGAAGAGCAGCCAGCAGAGACGGCTGAAGGTGATGCGCCAGCAGAAGAGCCTGCTGCTGAAGAGTCTGATGTTGATGCTCCACCGGTCGCAGAGGCTGCTGCGAACGATGACGAAGATGAGAATTTTGCCGTCATTCAGCGCATCGCTGAGCGTCGCATCAAGCAGTTCGAGGTTAAGACGAAGCTTCTTGAGAAGCAGCTTGCTGAGGCCACGCAACAGAACGAGAAGACCCGCGAGCAGGTTGCTCAGGACATCTTCAAGAAGCTGCGTCGCAAGCCTGCTGCCACGTTCAAGGAGTTCGGCTTCGACTTCCAAGACCTGATCGATGCCGGCATCCGCGAGACAAGCGGCGGAGACGACCGCGTTGTCAGTGAGATCGACGAGCTTCGAGAGGAGCTTCGCGCCCTCAAGAAGGACCGCGAAGAGATGAGCCGTGTCGAGGCTGAAAAGGCTGAGGCTGCACAGCTCGAAGGCGCTCGTAACGAGTTCCTTGGGATGGTCACCAAGAATCAGTTCCCGTCCTTGTACGAGTGGTTCAAGGACGACCCGCATGCGCTGTGGGATGAGGCATGCCGAATTGCTGAAGCTCAGGGCGACGATGATGTGGATGACATCCAGGTCATCCAGCACCTTGAGAAGAAGTACCGAGAGCGGCTTGGCCGCTTCAATGCAACGCCTTTGCAGGCTTCTCAAAAGAAGCAGCCAGCAAAGACGCTATCGACGAAGGCTGCCAGCGAGACGCGGACTGCTGGCAAGCCCTTTGGGCAGCTTGATGCCGACCAGCAAAAAGCTGCTCTTCTGGCCGCAGTCAAAAAAGCAACCTCGCAACCAGCTAACTAAGGAATCATATCATGCCATACACCAATCCCACCTACGGCGCAGTCCAGGCAATCCTCAAGACCAAGTACCCGGACGGAGCGATTCCGCAGGCGCTCTACAAGAACTTCCCGTTCTTGAGCTTGGTCAAGAAGACCACGAACTTTGACGGCGACTTCCGCGTTGTGGCGCTCCAGAACGAGCGTCCGCAGGGCTCGTCGTCGCAGTTCGCGATTGCCCAGGGCGTCGCAAAGTCTGGCACCAACGGTGGCGGTGGTCAGTACAACCGCTTCCAGGTCTACCGTACGCGCCACTACGGCCTCCTCCGTATGGATGGCGAGACCATGAAGGCTGCCGTGCGCACCTCTGGTGCGCTCGTCGACCTCTGGAACAACGAGACGGACGGCATCTCGACGAACGAGCTTCAGGAGCTTGAGTTTCAGCTCTTCGGCGATGGCACTGGCGTTCGTGGCACGGTTGCTTCGGCGACGACGTCGACCTTCACGCTTTCGACGCCGGCTGATGCGGTCAACTTCATGCTCAACATGAAGCTCGACTTCATCACGTCGGTCGGCACGTCGCCGATTACGACGACGCCTGCTACGAGCGATGCTGGAAATGGTATTTACGTCTCCGGCATCAATCGCCAGACCGGTGTTATTACGGTCACTGGTATTCCCAGCTCGACTTCGGTAAACCTTACTGGCGATGGCGTCGGTGCTGGCTATCGCGTTGTTCGTTCGGGCGATTTCAACGCGACGCCTGGCGTCGTTAGCACCGGCGTTGGTTACGCCAGCGGTCCAGTTACCGGTGTCCAAGCGTGGATTACCAATCCGAGCGCAACGGCATTCTGGGGCCTTAATCGTACGTCGGACTCCGTGCGCCTTGCTGGGCAGGTGTTCTCGGCGACTGGTCTTCCGATGAACGAAGCCCTCATGGAAGGTGAGGCTCGCGTGCTCGTGCAGGGCGTTGGCTCGCCCGACACGATTCTCGTGAACCCGCTCGACCTCCAGAACCTCAAGAAGTCGCTGGGCTCGGACATTGTCTACGATCGCGTCGTCAGCAACGTCGCTGGTGTCTCGTTCAAGAGCATCCAGTACGATGGTGCGAATGGCCCGATTCAAATCATCGCTGCGCCGATGTGTCCTCGCAACAAGGCCATGATGCTCCAGATGTCGTCGTTCGAGCTTTCGACGCTCGGCGCTGCTCCGCAGATGCTTGACTGGGACAACAACGACTACCTCCGCGTGAACGACAACGACCAGTACGAGGTTCGCTTCGGTCACTACGGTCAATTCCTCTGCAACAACCCCGGCGCAAACATCATTCTCACGAACTTCGGTCTCTGATCGAAGTCTGAGAAAGGAGCCAAATCATGGCACTGAACGCAACTCTTCATAGCCAGATGGCGTCGAACCAGCCGGCTACTACGTTCCTGTCGGCGACCTGTGTCGTCAGCGGGGCTAGTGGCACGGCCGGGTTCATTGTGACGGAGCCAACCGCAATCCAGCGGTTGGACATCCTTGCGGAAACCAAGACCGGTACGATCACTAGCGGTCCCCCGCTCACGACGTTCACTCTGCTCTCGACGCTTCAGGATGGGTTCGCGCCCGTCACTAGCGGCGGCGCGGGTTATAACAACGGCACGTTCACTGGTGTGACGGTGACCAACAGTAGTATTGCTACCGCGCAGGCGACGGTTGTCGTCTCGGGCGGCGCAATTCAATCGGTCAACATCACCGATGGTGGAACGCAATACGCGTTGTCGTCGACGGGCTCGTTGCCCTGCACGTTCAGCGGCGGAAGCGGCGGCGGCATTGGAACGGCGAGCACTGCTGCCGTAGTCAACGTACCTCTCACCACTGGCACCGGCACCGGTACCATTAGCGGGAGTATGTGGGTAGTCAGCAACGCGGTCAAAGCCGCTCGTCTGCTCCCATCGGCCATCGCGAACCTCGGAAGTGGGTTTCCCGCCGCAGTCGAGGGTTTCCGTGTGTCGCTTCAAGAGTCCTCCGGCAAGGCGTGCCTTGCGACGGCTTATGCTGTTGGCTCGCCAGCGACCGCGAACATGACGATCTCGAAGGTCACGGCGGGCGTTTACCGATTTGCGTTCAACAGCACGCGCGTCAGCGGCTCGCTCCCTCCGATTGTCGTTAAGGGAGCGTCTCTCTCTCTGAACCAGGGCCCTGGCGTATCGAACGGCAGCCTCGCGAGTACGGTGTTTTCAAACATTGGTCTCGACGGCAAGGCGGCAGGTGGCGTCACATTTGGTGTCACGGCGAGCGTGCTCAACGTGAACACGACCAATGGCGACATTGACGTCCTCATCACCGATCACAACAACGTGCCTTCGGATCCGTATCCGGGCTCGTCAATCGCCTTCCAGCTCCTCCTCCGGAATAGCTCGGCGGTGGTGTGATGAAGGGCAAAGGCGGCATGGCCCTCATGATCGCCATCGGCAAGAAGAAGCCTGGCATGGGTAGCGAGGATGACGGCCCGCCGTCTTCCAAGCAATCCCTTTCCGATGGCGAAGACTACGGCATGGAGCTCGAATCCATGACGAAGTCTTTCTTCGAAGCTGGCATGAAGGGTAAGTACAAGACTGCCGCAAGCATCTTCAAGGAGATGCACAGCTCTTGTATGGACGGAAGCGAAGAGGATTGATCGATGGCATACTCTCGGACATTGAGCGAACTTGAACAAGCCGTTCGGCGTGAAGCCGACATGGTGAACTCTACATTCGTCACGTCCGATGAGGTTACTGCCTACATCAACCAGTCGTGGGCCGAACTATACGATCGCATCGTATTGTTCGATCAGGAGTACCTCCTGCGTACGGTGGACATCACGTCTACCGGCGCAGGAGTGTACGATATTCTGAATGATGGAAAGACTGGGCTTGTGCGCAGCCTGGTCTTTCTTACGCCGCAGGGAAGCGGATATGTAGTTGGCGACCTAATCGATCTGACTCAGGCCGCTGCAGCAACGAAGGCGCGCATCAAGGTTGACTCCATCAATGGCTCTGGAGCTGTTGTTACATTTAGCCTTGTTTCTGCTGGCAATGGATACGTCTCTGATTCTCTGTCTGTATCTACTGCCGCAGTGACGTTTACCCCTGTTCCGCTCTTCTCTAGTGGAACTGGCGGTGCTGGTGTTGTCTACCTGGACTCGGACTTCTACAAGTGCAAGGGAGTCTGGTTCGGCACGGCAAACACCAACGGATTCTGGAGCCCGCTTCGGCGATTTACGTGGGATGAGCAGAACGTGCTTCGGCAGTCCGCCATCTACGAAGCGTCGAACTCACTTCCTCTTTATCGAGTCTACACGGTAGACAATCGAGAGAAGCTCTCCATTGCTCCTGACACGCTGAGTGGCGTGTATCGGCTCTACTACTATCCAGCGCCGCAGAAGATGCTGGCGAGCACCGATCGTATTGACGGTCGCTCTGGGTGGGATGAGTGGGTCGTGAAAGACTCCGCAATCAAGTGTCTCCTCAAGGAGGAGAGCACTGACCAAGCCGCCGCTATCAAGGTTATCCGCGATGAGCTGTTCAAGCGATTTGAGCTGCATGCGGCAGACCGTGATGGTGCTCAGCCTGAGCGCATTCGTGATCACACGCTGTTGAGCCGACGTTACGGCCCCTGGAGGTAGTCATGGCGCAGAGCAAGCCATCTCAGTTTGCCGTCTCACCTACCGGTGATGAGTCGGTAGACAAGATCCAGAATTCGCTCAAGCAGACTACTGAAGCAGTCAGAAACGCTCCGCCTCCACGGCAGGCGGTGACTGAGCTTACCAAGAACAAGCCCAATCAGGGCATTGTGTTTAAGCCTGGTCAGATTGTCGACGTGCCGCACAACCTCGGCAAGGTGGCTTCTGGATTTAACATCTCGAAGATCATCACCAACACTCCGAATGGTTCGAGCATGCCGATCGCGAACCCGAACCTACAAGTGGTCCCAGTTCCAGGCCCACTCGGGCAAAAGATCATGCGGCTGCGATATGTGGCCCCAACTCGCTACAACCCAGCTACAAACCAAAACGAGACTGTGGATGACCCGGTCCGACTTCACTTGGAGCTTTTCTGATGCCTCGCAATCCGTTCAAGGCTGGAGACGACGTCGTTAACGTCTCGATGGTTGGAGGTATTAACCAGGAGATTAACCCGCTGCTTGTTAAGCCCCCGGAGCTTAACCAGCTTGAAGACGTCACCGTTGTAAAGACTGGCCGTCTTGAGAAGCGTAACGGGTTCGATCTTGTCGGCGTTAATGGGGGCACCCCAGCTACGTCGTTCAACGACTTCGGTGGTGCTACGGCTCCATCTGATTCTGTAGAGGCGATGTCCCCGTACTACGGTTCGGATGGCAACCGCATGCTCCTCGCTGCTGGCTCCAAGCTGTACGAGTGGGTGGGCGCTGACGCGACTCACCAGTGGCGTACGGCCAACAAGATCCCAGAGTACGTTGGTACGCTTGAGTCCGTTATGTCTTCGGGCGGCAGCGTCATCGAGACGGAGAGCCTGCTTATCAATGTCGCCCCGTTCACGCCGGAGAAGAAGCTGCGCATCTCTGCATGGGTTACTGGCTCCAGGACGGGCCAAGAACTCACCAGCGACCTAGTCTACAGCAGCCAGACCGTTGGCGATGGCAACAGCGTTTATTACGCCTTGCAGGACGAGGAAACGGGCTCCTACATCATCCCGCCAACTCGCGCTGCGAATGTCGGCGGAACGGGATACGTTCAGTCAGCCATTAACCTTCGAGTTGTGGCGCTGTCTCGAAACGCGATCGACTATCCGCTGATCGCATGGCAGTCCAGCACCGGGGCCATCCAGCACTTTATCATTGACGCGCAGTCCGTGACGGTGTCTCCGACGACGACGTCGTATACGGCAGGGCAGACAAAGCTGCATCGCACGTTCGATATCTGCGCGCTTCGCATCCCAGGATCCACGACTGCGTATGCGGCAATCAGCTACACGAGCGCAGATTCCAACAACTCTGTCATCGGTGGGTACTCCAAGCTACCTCTCCGCATCCTGTCTTTTGATACGGCTACTGCCGTGCATACGTCGGTCGCTGCTGTGACTGATGTGATTGGCCATACACCTCCAGCATCTGGTGCATGGTTCGACCCATGGGCGCAGCGTGGCGTCGTGCTTCAACAAGACCCAGGGCAGGCGGCTGGGCTCTTCACCATCGCATTCGCAGCACGCGTCGTGTCTAGGTATTTTACCGCACCAGCTACTCCGACTGATGCTCTCGATGGTCAAATCGTACTTGGTACCGCGTCTTGGTCGGTAGGATCGGCTCTAACTAAGTCCGCAAGCAACGCGTACATCCCATTCTCTGGGTTCACTACGCAGGATGACCATACCAAGGTTCTTGGCACAAACGCTGGCGCTGTTGCGCGAAGTGGATTTGTGAATGTTACGGATCCAGTTGTTACGTCATTTGCATACCCACAATATACGCCTAGTATATCAGGTATTACAACTGGAGCGATGTCTGGTTCCATTACATCCGCTGGAGCTGGGTACTTTAATATGCAAAATGGCATATACGATACCCAGGTCATCACTGCAGGTAGTACCGGATCTGGAGCGCAGGTATTCGTAACTTTTGGTACGCTAACCGTAACGTCTTTTTACTTCTCCTCTCCAGGTTCTGGTTACAGTGTAGGCGATACATTCAAGATACTTACCCCTGGAAGTCCAACTGGCACTGGATTCGTTGGCACGATCACGGCGCTTACTGGGCCGAATAGCTCAATTGTAATTACAGGAACTCTACAAGACGGCACGAAGCAGGCGTACCTGTCTACGCTAGGGCAATCTAACGTCCCTATTGGGTTTGGTGGATTCCCTTCGTTTTCTCTTTCTCCAATTGAGCCATACTATGGCGGAGATAGAGTAGCTGTATCAGCTTCGAATCTTTATCCAGTTGTTCAGCATACATACGCATCCAACAACAACTCAACCATATCGGTAAACTACAACCAGACTAACCAGATCGAGATGCCTCGACCTGGTCCAGCAAACACTGGGTTCACTGCGAGCATTGTTGTTCCAAACGTACAGTTCATGTCCGGTGGCAACATCCTGTGTCTTGCCACTGTCGCAACAGATGCGTCTGGAGCTATCGTTGAAGTTGCCATTGAAGACGGAAGCACGACATTTGTATATGGCCCTGGGTCTACGGCGGTTACATCTGTTATTGGCGCAGGACTAGGAGCTGGTACGCTGACTGGAGCCAAGGCAATTAACTACATCAAAGCTCCAGTGAAGGCACTGTCAGCAGTAGATGTTCCATATAGAGCTCTCAATGTTTCGAATGCTGGGTATCTGTCGCAACGCGGACTTGAGGACTGCGTACACAGGTGGAGCGTAGACCGCGATTCATCTGGCGTCGTAGTTTGTGCAATCGCGACAACTGCATCCACTCAGATCACTAACCCAAGTGGGGATGCGCCATACGGAGCAGCTGACCCTCATACGCAGAACAACCAGTTTGAGGTGTATAAGTGGTCTGGTCTGAGCAACGGTCCACTTAGGAATATTGGGTCTGGAGGCGGGTCGACGTCCAACTTGATCACGTCTCTAGGAGGACCGTGGCGTCTGGTTTCTGGTCTGGCCAAGGATGGAGACTACTACTTTTGCGGCATCTGCCCAGGTGGCGACACGATGCAGCAAAGCACGTTCCTTGTGCGTGTCGGGACCACGTCTCAGACGGTCACGATTACAGATCCTGGGTGGGCTAAAACGCCAGAGCTTTCAGGATCTCAGTACGTGACGTATTCTGGAAGCACAGGTGTGTTTGTGGAGTCGTGCAACATGATGCGCGTCACGTCCGCGCCGTTTAATACGCCACGTCTTTTGCTCAGTGGCTCCAAGCTCGTCGCTGGAGGACTCAGGAATGGCTCTTCCAAAGGCACTCAAGAAGTCTTTCTTCTGAGCTACGAGAAGAGCCCAGCAAACTGGCGGTCTATGGCCGTCATGTCTGACTATACGTTCGTTAACGGAGGCGTACTGTCCTGCTACGACGGCGCATCTGTGAATGAGTCGTCCATGCTGCTGTGGCCTCAAAAGGACTATACGACAATCAACTGGAACGACGTGTCTCCAGAGTTGTATATCGTGTCCCCGCAGAATGCAGGATCTCCACTTCTTCAGAACAGGGCCAGTGCGTTTTACTCGTTCAGGAACTCATATCTCCTGATCAATATTACCCGCCCATGGTTCAAGTATGAAGCTGGGTTCAATGACAAGAACGGCGTTAGTGCATCAATCGGGTGGGAGTCTCCTATCACCACGTACTGGGGCGGCAACCCATCTGACAACTATGAGTCAGTGTACGCTGACCCTCGAATCAGCCAGCTGTCGATAGCTCGAACTGGATATGCGTCTGGCATGGCCATGACAGGTTCGCTGAACCAGCACTACTATGGACGCTATCATTCTGCTCCAGCCATCTACGATGATTCAACTCCTGGAAATCCTATCGCAGTAGGGCCAAACCAAGACCTTGGTCTGTACGTCTGGGCTCCTCGAAACGCAGCTGGCTGGGCGTCACTCAAGCAGAGCCAGTACAATGCAGCGGACGCAGCTGGTGACTTCATCATGCGATGGACGTACGAATACGCTGACGCTACTGGTCGCATGGTTCGCTCGTGCCCATCAGTGCCAGCGACGTATACCGTATGCGCTCAGATCTTTGGTGCGTGGGCAAACAGCAACGACGTCCCAAAGTATACTGGTGGACAGGTATTCCAGTTCCGCTACGGGTTCTTTGCTCCGCGTCTTGAGCTAACGAACCGACTGTCTACGGCTGCATCGGATAGCCGTCGAGTTGTGCTTCAGCCGTACACTACTGCGGAGCCTTACTCGACGGTGCTCTACCGGATGCCGTTCTCTAGTTTCGTGAACCCATCTGGCGACTTCGTCATTGGCCGTAACGAGTCACGCGGCATTGCTCCATACTCGTCTATCCCATATGGCGGAGCTAACGCGAATCCACTTGGGTTTGTTACCGACAACTTCCGATGCCTTGACGGTCCAACGCGAGACTACAACGGCATCCTTGCGGAGCCGTACCTCTACACCACCGGAGACGTGCTCGATAACGTCGCGCCTCCTGCGTGCAAGGCGATGTGCGTACATCAGAATCGACTCGTCATCGGTGGCGCAGACGACGCATCGGTCATCTGGTTCTCGAAGGAACTTAACCCAACTGATGCTCCTGGGTTCAATGACGCGCTGACTATCAATATCCAGGATGGAGGCCCAGTCACTGGGCTCGCGTCTCTTGGCGATAACCTTATCGTCTTCAAGAAGTCCGACGTCTACATCATTCCTGGGACGATGCCTGATGCGACTGGTCGTTCCACTTCGTTCGGTACTCCGTATGCGCTGCCATCCGGTCTTGGATGTGTTGACCATCGGTCTGTCATCGAAACGCCAATGGGTGTGTTTTTCCGCAGCACCCGTAGCATTGAGCTGCTCAAGCCAAACCTTGAGATCTTCCAGATCGGCGACAAGGTCCAGGACTACCTGAACGCTGACCAGCAGGTTGTATCGACTGCGCACAACGCCAAGTCGCAAGAGATCTACTTCTGCATGGATGGTGGCAACACCCTTGTGTACAGCTACAAGCTCAATGGCTGGTACGTATGGAAGACGCAGTCATTCACGGAGTCATCCGGTAACCGTATCGCGGTCATGGATAGTTATGCATGGATCGCGTCAAAGAGCACGGACAGCTGGAACCTTACGAACACCCCGCAGGCGTTTGTATACAAGCAGAACGATATCCATGTGGACAGGCTTCAGGGAGCACTTGATTATACGCTGAAGTTCTATCCGATGTTCTGGGTAATGGGGCCGTTCTCGATGAGCGGTGAACAGGGTTTCCAGCGCGTCAAACGCGTTCGACTGTTCGCATATCAAGACTACAGTGGGACGCTGCCAGGAACCAGCATCTCTATCGGCACAGATGGAGCCGTGGTGGGCTTTTCATCAGTATCGTACTTGGTCCAGAACGCTTCGTTTACTCAGCAGCAGATCCAGTCGATCTACAACCTTCAGGGATTTGTCCAGATGGAGGTCCACTGCGCGAATCAGAAAGGCCAGCTCCAGATGATCGCATACACAGAGACTGCTCCAGCGGTAGTCAACGTGGACTGTGCAAATCTGTACATGTCAAGCGTTTCGATTGTTGTTGGCTTGAAGGATGGCCTAAACAAGCGTATTACCGAGCAGGCAAAGCACTAGGAGTAGGTCATGGCAGCCAGCATGCAGGAACTGCTGTTGCAGTACAAAGCACAGCAAGCGGAAGCTGAAGCTCGCGCTAAGAAGCTTCAAGAGGCAAACACCATTGGCAACATGGTGGGCAGCCAAACCCTTGGTGCCGTTGGCGCTATTGCAGCGCCGATCGCCGCGAACTTCCTGACGGAGGTCTTCGGCCTCAACAAGCGTTCTGCTGGCGAGGAAGCCGCAATGGCGGGCCTTCGCAACGTCGCGCAGGGCGGGACTACGCAAGCTCAGGCTGGCATCAACTACGCCCGTAGCCAGGCGCAGAGCCGCCTTGCTGGCGAAGCTGCTCGTGGTACGGCGCAGCAGCAGGCATCGGCGCAGCGACAGGCCATGCGCATCGGCCAGGAAGGCCAAGCTCAGTTCGCTGCCCAGCTCGCCGACAAGCGAGCCCAAGAGCAAGAGCAGGCGATGCGTGCTGTGGCCAGTATGGAAAAGCAATACGCCGACGAGCAACGTCGACGCATGGGCATGATGGCCGCTGGCTCAATCGAGGGTGGGCTCGGAGCGTTGTCGAAGGCGTACGGTGGATACCTTGCGAACAAGCAGAGGGTCGACGACCTTAGCAGTCAGGCAGAAGGAGCTGCGTCTGCTTTGAAGATGTTGAATCCACAAAGTGATACTCAAGCTGAAAGTGGACAGTTGCTCCAGCCAATTGGCTCTGCTCCAGTTCCTATGATTGCTCAACAAGCCAAGCAATCAGCTCCAGCTAATGTCATTGATGTAAATCCAGCTCAAGCACCATCAACAGTAATCCCAACTGGAGAGGCTAATGCTGGAGCAGAGATCGATGCCATAAACAGAGGCCTTCTTCAGCGTGCGCTTAAAAGCCGTGAAGGAGTTCGGTGATGTTCCCATTCGTATCAAGTGAGTCAGCTCCTGAAGATCCGAATGTTGAGACGATTGGCCCTCGTGCGCCAACCGTTCTTCCAGCAGGTACGCAAAATACCATTGCTGGGATAGGCAACCCTCTAGATCCAGCAGCCAGGCGTCTTATCGAAGCAAACACTCCCGTGGTGCAAAGCTCCAACGGGGTGGAGATCGTTGGGCCATCTGCCCCTCGATACTATGCCGATCTAAGCCCGGAAGAGAAGCTTGCATTTGACCAGTCGATGAAGAACGACGTGGCTGTTCCACGTCTTCCTGGTCAAATTGAGATTCAGCGGCAAATGCAGCCAGAGGTTGCTGCGCCAGCTGCTCCAGCTCAGCCAACCATCCGTGACTTGCAGCAGGCGTTTCAGGCAGCTCCAACCGTTGGAGTTGGGAATGTCACGCTTGACCCAAGGATGGCTCAAGGAACGGCCTCAGCCCAGAAGGCATACTCTGACTATGTCAGCACGGCTACCGGTATGGAGCCTGCCATCGGCAAAGCTGAGTCTGCACTGCTTAACGAAATGGATAAGTATCGGGGGCAACTCGATACGCTGAGCAAGAAGCGAGCTGGCGCAGATGAAGCTCGAATGGCGGAGCGTAACGTAGAGCAAGCTGCCTTGGCTCGATCGCAGATGGCGTTCGACGCAAACCGTGTCTATTCAGACCTTGCCAATCAACCCTTGCAGACTGGTGTCCTCTCGTTCGCTGCTGGGCTGGTGCAAGGTCTTCAGGGATATGCTGGCGTAGACAAGCCAAACGTCATCCTGCAATCTGTTGACGAAGCTGCCAAGCGCGACGTCATGAACCAGATTGAGCAGCGCAAGCGCCAAGAGCAGGGGCTTGAGTACACCAAGAACGCGTATACTGAGGCACGTCAGGCTCTTGGTGATGAGCAGCAAGCATTGCAGGTGGCTGCGCTTGCCACATTCGAGCAGTACAAGACTGGCCTCAAGTTCGTCCATGACCGGCTTGGACGCGCGAAGGACCGTGCTGATGTAGCTGCAGCCATCGGGCGTCTTGACTACCAGATTGGCGAAGCGGCGACGAAGCTCAAGGGCGACAACGCCAATCGCCAACTCGAAGCGCAGAAGGCCTTGTACAGCGGCTACGTTGAGATGCAGAAGCTCCTTGAGCAACAGCAGGCGTACATGCTCAAGACCTCGATGGAAGAGCGCGCCAAGGGCGAGCAGGCCGTGCAGCAGTACATCATGTCACATGATGGAGCGGCAAAAATCGATTCGCTTTCAAGCATCGGCAGATTCAACAACGCACTGTATTCCGCTATTGGCCAAGGCAAGAACATCGACCAGCTGCTCGATCGAGGCCTGCTTGAACAGTTCAGTAACAAGCTGAAGGGCTCCACTGCGAAAAATGCAGACAACGGCGTCTTGATGGCTACCGCAAAGCAGGAGCTTGCAAATATCATCGACAGTGTTGTTAAAAATGACCCAGCGAAGCGAGCGGTAGCCCAAGAGCTTCAAACGATGTACATGAATGCACTTGCTGAGAATCTTGGAAAGGCTCAGTCGATCAGCGAGCTTGCAAACATGGCTCAGGTCGTGAACCTTAACGACCCAAAGTCTGTTCTCAACTTTGTCGACACCAAGCTCAACTCCACTGAGTCGTACATCAATGCAGCCAAGTCTGCAAATCCAAGCGCATCTGCTGCATGGGACAATTCCTATGGAACCATGATCAAGTCTGCGCGCTTGGCAAGGAAAGCTGTATCTGAAGGTGATGCAGTGTCGCGTCGAATCCAGCAGGGGATGTAAGGGAAGCACATGGCAACGACGAAGACGGGCTTTCTTAAGTTCAAGGCTCCTAGTGGTGAAGTCGTTGAGCGACCCCAAGAGGAGATCCAGAGCCTGCGTCGGTCCGGGTTTAATCCGCTCCCTGGCCAAAGCCTGTACTTTGCCAAGGGTGACGGCGTCAACAAGGTTCCTGTCGAGAACATCAACCGGGCTAAGCCAACAGAGAACCTGTCGATTCTATCGGCGGACGAAGCGTTCAACCGCGTAGCAGAGCAAGAATACGGCGGCATCGGTGGCGCAGCAAAGGCATTGGCCTATGGCGCAGGTCAAGGGTTCACGTCCAACCTTGGCGGCGCTGCTGCTCTTGCGTCTGGAGCCGTTAATCCAGAGTCGCTTGCGATGATCGAGAAGGCTCAGCCGGTCGCAAAGTTTGGCGGCGAGCTTATCGGCACGCTTGGGCAGGTAGCGGCGACAACGGCCCTTACTGGGCCTGGAGGGGCCCTTGCTGGCGTTG